GAACTTGTTTCCCTACCTCATAACCATTATGATTTCAAGGTTGCTAGTAGACGCTTAAAACACTATGTAAACAGAGCAAAAGAAATATTTAAGGTTTATGATATAGATAATGTATTAATTGCGATTACAGGCGATTTAATCAATTCGGATAGAAGATTAGATGAAATGCTTAATATGTCCACGAATAGAAGTAAAGCAGTATTTCTTGCAGTAGATTTATTGCAACAAATTATATTTGATGTTGGACAAGATTATTCCGTGTCAGTTGCTTGTGTAACTGGAAACGAAAGTAGATTAAAACAAGATTGGGGTTGGTCAGACTTTATGGCGTCAGACAATTACGACTTTGTTATCTTTGAAATTCTAAGACATTACTTTAAAACAACAGATGTGCAGTTTGTAGTTGATGATCCTACTGAATGTGTTGTTAATGTCGCAGGACAGAATCTATTATTATTACACGGTAACGGAAGTTTCACTACGCAATACGAAAAAAGTGTCAATCAAATCAAAGGTAGATACGCAGGTAGAGGTGTGCAGATAGATTATATTATCTCTGGACATATACACTCTGCAAGAGTAGGAGATATTGCAAGTAGAAGTAGCTCATTGGTTGGAGCTAACGAGTACAGTGAAAAAGGATTAAATCTATCAGGAAGAGCAAGTCAGAATATTTATATTTTCCACGAAGATAAAAATATAGACGCTATGAAAATAGATTTACAATATGTTGGAGAAGAGTGTTATGACATTGATAGTGAGCTTGAAAGTTATAATGCAAAATCTTCCAACAAATTAAAACCAAAGAAAACCATATTTGAGGTAACGATATGATGTTAAAACTAAATCCAGAGGAAAAACAAGTGCTGAAACATATCTTTGAAAGTCACTATGTTAGGAAATTGCCACCTGCTATCAAGAATGTCGCATTAGACATTAAGAAAGCAATGGATAATCCTACAAGAGTAACTGAACAAGAATATGTTGGACTTAATCCAAACTGGAAACATTGCGAAAATTGTGACGATTAAATACTAATGATTATCACAAAATTACATCAATGCGTTTATAACGCAATAGTATCGCTTTGTCTTAAATACAAAAACAAGGAAGGTAAAATGTACTATAATACAACAAATGAAAATGGAAGTTTGCTACAAACAAATATGAAACAAGCAAACAATCAAGAACAATTAACATTAGCAGTCTTTCAGACTTATCCTAATGAAAATCTATCTGCGAATGAGGTGTGGGCTTTTTTAATTGACAATGAATCAATTAATGAACAAACACCATTAACATCTATACGCAGAGCAATTACTGATTTAACAAATCGTAATAGACTTGTAAAAACAGATAAAAAGGTATTAGGATCAGCAGGAAGAAAAACATACACTTGGAGATTAAAATAATGGCTTACGAACACAAAGAAAACAAAGGTTCTATTTTTAAGAACGACAGAAAAGAAAAAGATACACACCCAGATTATACTGGACAAGCAAATGTAAACGGAACAGTTTATAATGTATCTGCTTGGATCAATGAAAGTAAAGGTGGTAAGAAATATTACGGACTATCTTTTTCTATTCCAAAACCTAAATCAGAAGATTTACCATTTTAACAAATTAGGGCAACATTTAAAACAACAATAAATTATGGCATTTGAAGGAGTGTCGCAGGTAACCAATCCTGTCTACCTTTGGTTAATGCTCTAAATAAGATTATTGTTTGTAAATACGGTTGGCTACTGGTTGCCCTATAAATATTATGATAGATAAAAAAACAGCAAAAAGATTTGAAAGATTATTAAAAATTCTTAAAGAAGAAGATAATAATATCAAAGAACGAGCAAAACGCAACAATAAAGTCAGAGAAAACCTAATTTTGCGTAGTTTGGAAGATAAAAAAGATTAAACATCAAATAACGCATTATTTACGGTGTTCATACCACTTTGTTCTATCTCGCTTATGATATGCTATCGAGAGTGCTTTTATGACTATGTAGGGGTATTTTAAGAAGAAAAATTTCTTATAATTGTTCTTCAATGTTGATTTCAACACGATACACATTATAAGCTGTTTCTGATACTGGTAATTTATTATTTACAAAGCGAACTTCATACCAAGTGTCACCATCTTCACTATATTGAAAAGAAGTTTTTTGTCCTTTGGCGTAATCGTGCAATGCAACCAATCTGTTTTTATTTGATTCGCTTATATTTTCATATACAAGTTTTCTTTGCCTTCTTGATGATTCGTGATTAGCAAAAGTATATGTTTCTCCACCAAGTGATTTTTTAACTTTTATGCCATCGTAAGTTTTTGATATGTCTGTTCCGATGTTAGGATTTTGTGTCGGTGTGTATAAAAAACTATCATCTTTATAAACAATCGTATTATCTGTGTGAGTTGCAGCAGTCGTTTCATTAACGCCACGAACAACTGTAAGCGTATTACCAGAAATATTAGTAATAGTCATTTCTTCGCTATCTACTTTAATATTTTGATTATTTTCAAAATCTCCACCTTGGTCTACTACAATGGAAGTAGCACTTGTTGATGTAATTGCACCATTTAATAAAGATGTACTATCGCTATCTGGTGTTGTATCTGTTCTAAATCTGACTCTGGATATTGGCATAGGAAAATTTAATCCTTTTTATATTTCTCTCAAAGATACTTTTAAACTTCCTGGACTTCTTGTTAATCCAGTTACTATAAATTTCTTACCATTGAATGATTCACCAAATGGTTCTACAATCATATCGGTATGATCAAACGCACATATATCTCCAACTTCCATTAAGTAAAAGTAAGAACTACCACCAGAGCTACCTGGATTTATTATTTCTGTGTCTATCAACAATTTTGGATTTCCTTCAATCGCATTATAATAATTAGCATAACCATCATTTTTATTTCCAGAACCCATATTCCCATTAGCAGAACCTATTCCTCCTATTATCATTTCCAATTCTTCTGTTGCAATATTTTCATCACTTTGTACATTATAATCTGTTCTTGGATTGTTAGTAGTATCTGTAAATGTTTTTTCAAATAATAGTTCATCATTGATAGGATTGCGTTGATACTTAATAACTCTTTTGGTAATTAAATTGTCAAAAGCTGTTAATGATATATTCGTATTCATAATATCGCTTTTGCTTATAGTGTGGTCTGTTGATGGACTGTCTACCAAATAAATATATTGTGGGCTACCATCACTGGCTTTAAATCTAAATATAAATCCACCTTCTTTTTGACATTGTTCTAATATCTTTAATAACTCTTTTTGCTTATGTAAATAATAAAAAACATTCCAAGAACTTCTCGCAGTGTTTAATGCGGTATAATTTTCTGGCTCTTCTGTAATTCCTGCATATCTATAAATTAAATCTCTGTGCATTTGTACAATATTCGTAGCAACATTTCCAGAGTTCCAAGATTGGTCAAATCCATCAGTTCCTGTGTACAGTTTTTTAATTCCTGTAACTGCACTTGAATTAGCAAGATTATCTGTATCTGTTATTTTTGTAGTTATTTCAAAATAAAAATCGAAAGCATCTATGGTAACACTACCTGCTGAATCAGAATTATCTACAACTTGATGATTTACAACAAATTGTATTTCAATGCTATCTGGTATTTGTCCATTAGCATTAGAAAATGTTCCAGTGCTTAATAAATCTATGGCAGGATCATAAGCAGCAGTTCTGTTTCCAGTTTCATTGGTAATAAGAACAGTGTTACTTAGTCCTCCGTAAGTTGCTTTTATCTTTAATTGTGATGTAATAGTTCCGCCAGGTAGTTCGCTATGGTTAGATACACCCCATTTCACATATAATTTACATTCTTGTATATCGTGTTCTTCTTTCCCTATATCATTAATTCCATAAATAAATTCATCTTCTCCATCTCCTATAGGAGCGGTAAAATTCCAGGTAGAAGAAGAACTTCCATTTATGTCATAAAAGTTAGATATATTTGTAGGTAAACCAACAGAAGGGCTTGTTACATTTATGTCTTGTATTGGACGAAGAAGATAAGCTCTATGTAGATCTAAATCTGTAAATAATATATTTTTATTAGAATCTGTTACACCTTCATAATCATTTGTACTTGCATTCTGCTGGTCATCTAATGCTGTAAATATTGGATTACCGTCAGTATGAAATAAATCTTTAATTGGATAATGAAGTCTACCATCTCCAGTAATAGCTTGATGTGCTAAGCAATTATATCTACCATTGTTCAGAGTGTCTACCATCACTGGAAAGACTCTTACCGAGTCATATTGAGCAAAAGCAGGGGATGCTACCGTAGAGCTTAAAGGAGTTCCACTTCCATAAAATATTGGAAAAAAGTTACCAGCAAGACTTGTATATTCAGGGATTTTTAAAAAGTCTATTGGTGTTCTTGCTGCTATTTCTATATTTACAACATCTTGATTTTGTAATCTTACAGACTTTAACCTACCAGTGTAAATCGTGTTTTCTTCGCCACCTACTCTTGATTTAACAACAACATCTCTGTTAATATATTTTCTTGTGCCACCATAAATTTCTTCTGCTAATGTAGCGTTGCTATGATTAGACAACTGACCATTAACGCAGTTAATGCTTATATTTCCTACCTTTGAAGAAGATTCTGCCAAGTCAATGCTTTCTCTTATTGAGGGAAAAGATGTAATTAGTGAATGATATTTATCGTTGGATATGACACCAGGAACAACTTCTGCTGTACCTAATCTGATAAATTCGGTAGCAGAAGAACCAGAGCTGTAAGTATCATTTCGTAATTCAAAAATCCACTCTTCTTTAATACTGCTAACTAAAGCACCATTATAATCATCATTTCCAGTTAAAGGCATTACGCAAGATTTCTCCTAATTGAGTTTTCTATCTCTGGTAGTAAGCTATCTCTTACAAATTCTTGTGTACCAATAACATTACCCATAATATTTACAGTTACTCCAGTGCCGCCACCTGCATCACCAAAGTCTGGACTTGATAAAGGTGTGATGTCTACTCGTTCTCTACCACCAGCGTTATCTCCAACTTTGATGAATTGTTCTCCACCAGTTATAAAAGAACCACCACGAGCAAATGCCGGAGCTTGTTGTTTAGATATAGTTGCTATTTGTGCTGCAGAAACTGCACCCATTGCAATAGATAGTGCTTTAGCTCTTCCTATTGCTGTTGGATCAAAGAAGCTTGCTGCTAATGCTTGTTGCATTAATGTATTAATAGATTTAGCTGTATCAATAAGAACTCCTGATATTTGCATTGCTTTTTGCATTTTAAATATTCTTTTTTGTTCGTCTGAAAACTTAGCACGAATATCATCTTCCATTGTTTGTCTTTGTTCTGTAGAAGCATTTCTAAATTTATCTGTTTTCTTTAATGCTTTTATTTCATTGTTAATTCTTTGGTCAAGATTTGCTTTTTGCATTGATATAATTTGGTCTAAAGAATTTCTGAATCCATTTACTAACTGGTCTTGAAACATTTCATCAAATTTCAAAGATTCTTCAAAAGCTCTTTCCATTCTTTCGAAGTCTACAAGCTCTGCCGCTTCTCCTGCTTCATCTGCAAATGTTTGTACCATTTGTATCAATCCATCTCCAGTTGGCATTCTAATAGGTAGTTCTGGCATCATAGAGAAATCCATTTCTTTCATAGGATCTTCAAAACCAGTCATAAAATCTCCAAAGGGACTCATACTTTTGAGTACGGTCAATCTGTACCTATCTTGAACTTTAATTAATTCTTCTATACCTGCTTTTTCTTCTTGTAATCCTTCTTTGGTAGCTTCTGTTTTTCGAATTTGAGCTGCAACTGCTCCTTTCATTACCATTTTACCTTCTTTATTTCTCATAGAAGTTTTTTTACCAAAAGTTTCTAAAAATTCCCTCAATTCTTTTTCTTCTGTTAATGCTTCGTTTAATTCTTTATTTACTTGTGCAAAATCTCGTGTAGGATCTAAACTTTCTTTTAAAACCTGCATTCTTAATTCTAATGCTTCTGCACTCTTTTCAAGAGCATCATCTTTAATTTCAATTCCTAACGCTTTATTTACTTCTTTTAATTTATCGACATTGGTTTTATTTACCTCAGTAAGGAAGTTTGCAAATGTGCTAAACACGGAAGATAGTCCTTGTATTGCACCTCTAAAGTTAATTAAATCACCTAATGCTGCACTCATTCTGGTAAAAGAGTCTGATAAGTTGGATACCATACCAGTCATTGTTTTTGATAGTGCGTCTGTAGCACCTGCAATACCTGATGCTGGGTCAAGCAATGTTTCCTCTAATGCTTTTCTAAATTGTGGTAATGTCAATTTAGATAAATCTTCAATACCTTTAAAATCACGGACTAATTGTAAAATACCTCTTTCTCTAAGAATATCTGCTGCACCTGCACCACCAGCAAATGCTCTACCAAGTGCTTGTGCTGCTTCCGTAGCAGTTACGCCCATAAACGCTGCCAAGTCAGCAGTAGGCTTAATCATCTCTTCTGCATTAGTACCAAACGCTTTTAACGCTGCACCAGCTTCAACAACATCTGTTAATGTAAATGGGGTAGTTGCTGCAACTTTATTAAAAGTTTCAAATGCTTGTGTACCTTTATCTACAGAGCCAAACATCGCATTAAGTCTTACTTGAACTGCTTCAAACTGCATTGATGTTTGAATAGCTTTTCTAAACCCTGCTATTAAAGCACCGAAAGTAAAAGTAAATAGCAAGAGAGTGTTTCTTAATGCACCCATCTTTGCTTGAAGTCCAGCAGTAGCTAATCTTAATCTACCAAAGCCAGTAACAGTTTTTTCTACCCTTCGTTGTAATAATTTATTTTTAAGATTTAATTGGTCAATCTGTTTTTGCATTTTGACAATCTGAACTCTGCTTTTAGATAATGCAACCTTATGCTTCTCATAAGATTGAATCATTTTCTGATTTATTTTTTGAGCTGCTTTGCTTTCTTTGTTGAGCTTATTTTGTTTTTCAGATAATTTATTCTGTGCTGTTGCCAACGCATTTAATGCTTGTTTTAATTTTTTAGCACCAGGTGAGGAAAACTTTAATTCTATTTCGTATCTTTTAGCCATCTTTAGTTTTTTTAAATTGTTCTGATTGGATATAATTTAACATTTTTTCTATAATATTGCACTTATCAATCCATTTTTTTGGGTGATTTCCGTATGATCCTTCATAGGGAGCAACATTCATCTTCTTAGAATAAGTATATCGTTGTATATCTCGTTGGTATTCTTTACTTATAAATAGATTAGGACAAGCAAAAAAAGGTAAATGTGACTTGATAGTTTGATGTAGTTCAAACTTCTTTTTTGATGTGGCGTTATGTTCTTCTAATTCTTCTTTTAAGAGATTGATAACGTACCATACATCGTCCATAGATGTAAAGGTGTGAACGCTGTTATTCTTTTTAAGAGGTAACTTAGCTTTATATGGAAAGGTAGAATATTTGCAACCCTCACACCAATCATCTATCAATATGTTTAATTCAAGTGAGAGGGATTCTATTCCCCCAAGCTATTGTATTCCTGAATAGC